TACGGCGCTCCGGGGCCATTCTATTTTTATCAGGTTGCTAGGAGACGAATACGGAAGCGGGTTGCGGTCAAACGGCGGTTCCCCAGGCAACGAAGGCGTTTCCGGAGAAGGCGTTTCCGGAGCAGCAACCGCAGAGGGCACCGAACAAACAGGATATACCTGTTTAGATTCAAACGACAATTTGAATTCAACCTATCGAAAGAAACAACACCAGGTCAGTTAGAGTTTGATAGTGATTATCTAACATTCACTCTAAACGACTTTATTGGTGTTGAAGGAGTCCCTCAACAATGGCCTTTCGAGGATTACAGAATACCCCTCGCAAAAGTAGAGCTCAAGTTACGTGGAGACATGATGACCATTGGTCACGGAATAGGGCATACTGTCCCTATTCAAGATTCGAGAATAAGGGACTTCAAGCTGAAAAACCAGAAGCAAGATCCACTGGCAAACTGGGACGGAGCGAGGCAGTGGCTCCCGAACCGAGGATTCAAAAGGATCGTGCGACCCAAACCCCAAATTACCGTCCAAGACCTCACAGCAACAAACCTAACTGGGAGCCTGTTCTTGAACAGCTCGCGGAGCGGATGGCTGCCCTTACAATTACCGAACGGGACGACCAGGGACGGAGCTAAAATCGTGCATTACGGGCTTGCATGGTCATGGCCACAGCCAGTCAAAGACTTAACGTACATGGCTGAAGTGACAATATATGTCACATTCAGGCAAATGGCAAGCACGCTAAAAAACATGCTTTTGCTAAATAACAATGCTGAATGCTTAAACATTGCAAATGATGAAGATGAATTAAATGAGTACGCTGAGAGCATGGAAAATACTGTTTAAATAAAATTTATTCTGATATGAACCTCACTTTCCGATTGTCTCCTCCCTCCCGCCTCCGGCGGTCGGTCGTCGACAATTCGCGCCGGAATCGCGCTACGTCCGCTTCGCGGACTCCGCGCTCCGCCGGCTTGCGAATGAATATGAACATCAATTGATAGGGGGCAGTTTGTCAGTCGGGTATCAGAAATTGATAGGGTGGGGGAGCATAAACGCAGGCATATCAGTCATAGTATCACCGTTAAAAAACAAAAGACGAGTGATACGGCGGTAGAGAGCACTCTTGTCATACTCATCACGGTACCATTGATCAGGAGTCTTATTAGAAGTTATAATTATCTTCTTCGAGACGAATTCAACGAATGAACCCTTAACAGGGACCTTATGAGGGTAACGATCACATAAGCGTAAGAGCTCACAGTAAGGTAACCAGCCATAAAAGTCATCTATGATGACTATATCTTCATGGGAGTACCCATCCCACCAGTCACCTTTCATCTTATAGTATTTCGTGCCCTCCTGCTCGGCAGCCCAACGTGACTTCCCACATCCCGGGGGACCAGTCAAGACGATGACGTCAGTCTTGAAGTCACGAGGCGCGCGTCCAATGAGAAGAGCGAGATCACGGAGACCACGCCCATGCTTGACGTAGACTTCCGGGAACTCAAGAGCCACATCTCTCATTCCTCTTCCGGCTTTCACAGCGGCAACAGCCTCTGACAGCTCCGTGACATTACCGCGCACCGGCTGCCCGATGGTGAGTATAACATCCCCATCCTTGCTGCAATAAGCCTGATTCTCAGAATCAGAGCCCCGGGCCTTCTCCCAGTGAGCGCGGCTAAACAATTTCTTTAGCGCGGTCAATCTCTGCTTTTGCTTGAAATGCAGAAAGCCTTGTAGGTGGGGGGTTCCGGACTCACCGACCTCGCGCCCGATGATCGCATAGTGGTAAGTGTTAGGTTCAAGCCGCTTCGCGGCTTGAACTTCTTCGTCAGTCGGGTTATTGAGAGTCAGACACCAGCGCCGTGCTCCCGCTGCTCGCACAGGGGCCATCTTGTTTAACAAGATGGCGCTGGTGTTACGTCGTAGGGGCCATTCAGCCAATCGCTGAATGGCCCCATGGCCCCGGAGCGCCGGTAATACTA